TTCGGCCAATATCCCCAACTGTTAGAACTAAAGAAGGGATTGTCAGCGCATCAGATAAGGTCAATCCACCCTCAACAACTATCGCATTAGCACTCGCGTCCCATAGAAAATACTTATCTGTTGTATCGCCAAAAAACTTTACGTCATAACCCGTCCCGTTGCTGCCAACCGTAACTGTACCATTGATAGTCAAAGCACCCGAAGCCAGTTGCATCAAGTCGGTATCGGCATAAACCCCTATCTCGTTATTGGCGATGATGTTCGTACCGAAAACATACCGCCAGTAAAGAGACGAAGTGCCTACGTCAAGGGTGTTGTCGGCGTTGGGCTTGAGGTGGCTTGTGAATGTACTTCCAAAACAAACCGGAGTCATAAATAACACTAATAAAATCAATATTAACTTTTTCATATTGGCCTTTCCGTAGTCTTAACTACTGTCCATGTGTCAGGTGCAGCCGACTTAAACTCGTGAACAAGGTTATCACCCACCTGCCTCGTTCGCCATGTACCAACCGGATATACACCTTCCTTGTTTTTTAATGCGTAATAAACTGCTGCCCCATCCGCTAAATCAATCGTGTAGTTTGCCGTCAAAGTCACCGTCTCGAACAAATCCTGCAAAGTACCAGTGAGTTCCCGCAGATAATCGAGCAGGCGTTCAGGGTCGCCGCTCTTTATCGCATCCTCGTCAAGAGGTATTTGCAGGTCGGTATCAAGTTTCGCTAATACACTTGGCATTAAAATGGCATAAAAGCGTGAATCTTCGGAGTATTACCTTTTTCTGTATGGGTTATACCGAGCCGGTGGAAATTGCCTATCTCGCCATCACAGAATATAGTAACCCAAAACTTATCGTCACTACCGTCGCAGGATATTGTCTTTGTTTTGTACGCCGAAGAACCAGTGTTCTTGTAAACTGAAGCGAGAAAAGAGGCGTTGCTATCGTTATCGACCAGAAACATTATCTTCTCGCAGGCCACTTTCCGACCCTCTTTCAAAAACGGATTCCATCTACCCGATAATGCGTTAATAACAATCTTGCCGCTGGTATCGTCAGTGCCGTCATACTCACCGTCCAGCCATTTATACACCTGAGAATTGCGGCATCCTATCAAAGTGTACGGTGACGGTGTGCCGAGTACCGCCCTCGAATCGACTGTAATAGCACTAATCAAAGCACCGTCAGAAGCAACTACATCGTCCAGTTCGGACATTGTAGGTATCTTCTGTCCGTTAAAACCGCCGATACAGTTCACAAAGAATGATTGTTGTGATTTATGGACAGTAAAGTTGCTCTCGAAAGCGTTGTAGTCGAGTATTCTATCAACCGCAGACGAAGCTGCATCCGCAAACGTGAATAGCAAGTGCCGCCTGCCCCTCTCTTTCTGATTATAGCCAAAAACATTCCTGATATAAGCGTCGTTAAACTCAGATAAGATGTCCCTACCGTGAGGTAAATCCATATACTTAACCTTAAAGCCGTCGTAATACAAGATGTTCGATAGCCCTACCGCCGCCAAACCATCCTGAAATTCTATCCCTGAGTACGGTGAACGGCTACCTTCCGTTTTTGTCATACGTTCCCATTCGAGAGGGATATCCGAATTGCCCGTTCTGCGAATCCGCCACAAAGAACCACCCTTCGGGCCTTGAAAAAATGCATAGACGGTTTTCTTAATCATACCAGCGGCACAAATCCGCTCCTCTGTTTCCGCATCGTCAGTACCACCACCGCTAACAGTAAAATCGGTTTGTAGAATACCGCCATATCTCAACCTTTGAGGATACCAGTCGCCATGCTCTACCGTCCCGAGCAGAACCATCCTGTCGTCTATAATGAAAATGTACTGGCAGGTGTCTATGTGGTTAGCTTTGGAATCCGAGGAACTTATTTGAATGTTGTGCGGGACAACTGCATTACCGCGACCCGTCCATTTGTGTATCTGGTCTACGTTGTTAGTCATATAACCAGTACCGCGCCAGTTACAGAAATGGAAAAAGTCAGAGGCCGAACCCGAGAAAATATCAGCAGGTGTGCCTAAGTCGCTGGAAATATCTGTCATAGACGCATCTACCGGATTGTATAAGTTGCACCGAGTGGTATCCATAATCAGCAGGGAAGGCAAGCCGCCCTTGAGGTAATTGTGTATGCCCGTAATTGGAGTAGTGGTCTGTGCAACAGCACCATGCTTCATTGTAGCAAACGGACTAAACCCGCCCCGTTTCTCCAACACCCCCTTATTCACAATCATATTCTCAAGGGTAGGGAAAGCGTCGATAGGACTCTGCCACGGCTCCTTATCTATCGCCTTCGCCGTCTTAAACCCTGCTATCAAATATGGTTTGTATTCGCTCACAATCCTTTTAATACCCTATTGCTATCCAGTGAATTTTCTGCGTGCCTCCGGCATTATGATATACCTTAAATATTGTTGTACTCGGTGAGTCAACAGTACAGTTAGCAGTAGTAGACGTGCTATCTAATACTGCTACGACATTTATTATTGCAGTAGGAAAAGCTGTACCGAAAGTAACAGTAGCGCCAGTAGCCAGTCCGGACGTTGTTTTAACCTTCATAATCAAGCCGTTAGGAAATGTTATACTTTCTTCACCTGCATAAGAAGCCGGTGTCATTTGTGCCGCTGGCGCAGCATCAGCATAAGCTGTTACGCTCTCCGATGTTGCAACGGTAACAGCCGATGCTGTTCCCATACTATCATCGTCGATAACCGACAAAGAATTACCCACATCAATAAATCCATCAGAAGTGTACCCAATAGCCTGATTCGCTGGCGAGTTGCCGTCAGCACCAGCATTGAGCTTTATAGTGACTTGTCCCTTCTGGTCCTTACTGCCGCCATCGTGACTAAACTGAATCTGACCGAGTACCCTTACTTTTCCGTCTGAATCTTCACCTCTGGATATAAAAGTCGAATCCCTGCCGAAATCGCCATCTTCTTCGTCTGTGTTTGTTATAGTAAAGTTCGGGTCGCCGCTTTGAGTAATGGTAGGAGAGGCAGAGGTTGAAGTCCACGTCGGGCCGGAATGAGAGGTCAGCACATAAACTACGTTATCAGCAGAATCAATCCACAAACGGCCAGTGTCGTCTGCATCGAGAGCGGTTGAGCCGTCAGGCTTTGTGCTTGGAGCGGATGTCTGATAATACGGATGGGCTTCGTCAATGTCCACGCCCAACTCTATTTCGAGAACATCCCAATTGTCCCTAATCATCCCCGCCACATCGTTCCATACGCTGTTGTCGTCCGGAAGGGTGTTATCCCAAGCCGAATAACCCAATACTGAAAGCCACAAAAGCACAAACAAAGCAAAAATCTTATCAATCTTTTTCATTTTTGGTATCTCCAACGAGTAAGTTCATAAATATCTTTGATTTCAGTTGCGGTCAAAACCCTATTGTATAGCCTGACCTCTGATATCAAGCCGTCGTAATAGGCTGCTGTTACACGGCCTATATCTAAGTCTGTTGCATCATTGGCCGTGGCATCAGTCACCGCTATATGCGACCACACAGCCGTTATGGCTGTAACACCGCTCGTACCCGCCACACCGTTTACATACAGCGAGTGACCGACCAATCCATAAACAGTTACAACGCCGGATTCGACCGCTATGTAGTCTGTACCGTTCAGGTCCAAAGGAAACTCGTCGCCAGCAACATCGTCCTGTTTGACCCACAAGGAAATTGTCTTTGTACTCGTTGGGCCAGTACCTATGTCAATGTACTGTGTAGATGCAGCGACAAAATCGAAGCCCGGGTATTTCGGTAGCGGAGTACCCGTACCACCGGATGCGGTAGCTGTATAGGTGTTTGTTTCTTCCTGACAAACTACACCGGACAAAAAACCTTCGGTCAGGCGAACGCTACAAACCAACCCCTTAGATGTAGGCCGTGGCCGGATATACCTCTTATCTATCCCAAATGCTATTGCGGCCAAGCATAAGACTACAACAAGGCACCTTTTCATGGCTATATCCCCCTGATAGTCACTACAAAGTCACTGGTAGTTGTCCCCGTAGTCCCCGATGGCCCTATCACAACGTCAATCGTACCGCTCACCGGCTCGTATATACTAAAAGCGTAGGTAGCATTTTCGGCCTGTTCACCGGAATCGAAGATTGTGTTATCGCCATTATCTTTAATCACGACCTGCCCGGTAGGAGCACTTGAGGTGTTCGGGACAGTTAGAATGACTTTGAGTATAATCCCGTTGATATTAAGGGCCTGAGTAACATCGCCAGTATCGTCGGTATCAAAAGTGCCAGTGACTACCCGCTCCCATACAGGCTTTGATACAGGATCAAGGTTCCTCTCCTCCACAGAACTTGTTAAAACCACCGTTTCATCGCCTGTCGCGGCGTAGAGGATAGCACACGCAAATAACAACAATAATACAAAATAGATTAGTTTCCTTCTCATCATTTACCACCCTTCTTTACCGGGGCATGCTCGCCGCACCAGAAATCTTTTACAACTGTCGGGAACTCATCGACTGTTTTTATGCCGTGACCATCCTGATTGGGAGGGTATCTCCGGCAATTGCCAACAGTCCCACAATCCTTGAAAAACTTACAATTCCCACAATTCTTTTTATTTTCCATATTTGCTCCTTATACGGCTGGTATGGCAGTACGACCTCGCATAGCCAGCCTCTTTTTTGTTTTAATTGAACTCAACCGATAATCCGCCAAACTGAAATTCGGGTCGCCTGTCAACTGTTTGAGTCTTACTGAATCGCCTTTCGGTGCCAGATATAGTATTGCTGCTCCAAGAGCTATCATCGGCCCCCATTTAACGTCGCTCGGCACCGAACTGTCGTCACTCAAAACATCGGGGCGATTCATCTCGGAAGCACACTTAAACAAGCCTATATCATCGGGTTTTGGCCTGAGATACAATTTATTATGAACCGTCAAAGCTGCCTCGGGGAATCCTCTGTTTGCAGGGTCGCCGTCGGTATAAGTGTCAGTAACAGCAGAATCATCGAGAGCAGTTGTACCCGGGACAAATCCGGCGGAATCCGTACTTATCACCGTGACGACACCCATATAAGCCGTATCAGACCCGGCGATAGGCAGACCGGCAATCGCCAGTGCTTCAGAACCGTAACCAGTGACATTATCATCCGCCTCGTAAATCGTGATAGTCCCGTCCTCGTCTATCTTCAAGCAGAAAGCACCGTACTTGTTTTGAGGTATAGTATCGAGACCGGAAAAGGCAGTTTCAGCAGAAGCCTTTGAATAAGAATCTCCGTTCACATCATACTTGAAAGCGGAATTTTTCACCTTCGTAGTATCGGAGGAGCCTACAACAAGCGTAGGGTCAGTGATGTACTGTTCGTTATCACGGTATTTGTTGAAAAAGTAGTCTTTATCTTGATAGAACGTGACACGCTCACCGTCAACCGTCATAGGCTCCATCAATTTTACAATAGTCTGAGCCAAGCTGTACTCGCCATCATCGACCGCTGTTAGTGCCTGCGTGAAAAAAGTATCGAAGTTTGTAACGAGAGCATCTTCGGGGAAGTAGTTTTGGTAATAGTCGTTTATCAGGTTATCAACATTAGCATCGGAAATGTCGCCGGTGGAACCTCTCCCTGTCAATTCCCGCCACCTTGTTCTCATTTCGGCCAGTGACCAAGTCAATGCCATCAGCTCACCTCAATCTGCAAAACAATCGTTACAGTTAAAGGCAGGCGGCAGCCAATTTAGGAGAATGATAGCTACCGCCGCCTAAAAACCAAATTATTCTTCTGTCCAAACCGTAGACGACCCACACGCAACCGTATACCAATCAGTGCCGTCAGCAGCAAAAATCATAACTGCTTCACCGTCTCTATCGTTTTCGCACTTGATATAATTGCCAGCAGCAGCACCGTTTATGGTGTCGGCACCTTGAGGGTCAATCGTTAAGTCTCTGGCACCAGTAATATTGCCGTCAACAAGAATATACCACAGTCCGGCAGCGGCATCAGGAAGTGTTGCAGTAGCAGCAGCACCGGTCATTGTAAACACAATCACTGAACCAGATTCCGCCGCAGTAATAGTACGTCCATCAACATCGACAACAACTGTAACTTTGTTGTTAGCCAGTAACGCACCACCCATCTTGAATGTTCCGGTTACGGCCAATGTCAAATCGCCAGCGGCAGTTAGTGTCATATCGTCAGCGGCATCCAACTCGATGTCGCCGTTACCACCGCCGTCAGCATTAAGCATAATAGCACCGTCCGTTGTCTTGAGATTGATGGCATCTCCGGTTGTTGTTCCTGTGGCTTCAAGCTTAATCTGGTCAGCAACAGCTTCGCCTGCAACTACCAAGCACCTACCGCCCGTAGCGGTAATATCAATATCAAAGGTTGCAGCAGACGTAATATCAATACCACCAGCACCAGCAGCTATAGTTACTGCAGCAGCATCAGCTTCGCCGCCTGAGATGTTAGTCGAACCACTTGTGCAAACAAGGTCTAAATCTTCTGCGGCAGCACCGGCAGCGGTAACGTCAATACCCCCAGCAGATGATGTAACCTGAATTGAATCTGCGGTGTCCTCGGATGATGTAATAACTGTACTTAACGCCGAGTCCATATCAATACCACCAGCGGCAGAGACTAATGTAATAGCATTGTCGGCAGCTTCTTCTGCGGTAACAACAACACGACCGGCATCGGAAGTAAGACTAATATCCTTACCAGCACCGTCATTGTCGATAGCAACAGTACCATCCGTACAATCGATATCAATATTACCTGTTCCTGCATCAACATCTATTCCACCGGCAGCATTAGAAGCGTCAATAACAATCGCATTGGCCGCAGCTTCGCCGCCGTCGATATAGACAGAACCAGCAGTAGCATCAATAGTGATATTCTTACCAGCACCGTCATTGTCGATAGTAACGTCACCACCTGTTACGTCAATGTCGAGATTGCCTGAACCTACATCTACATTCATGCCGCCTGCGGCATTAGTGGTTTTAAGATGGATGGCGTTGGCATGAGCCTCACCACTGTCAACTGTTACCGAACCTGCCGTAGCGTCCAAGTGAATATCTTTGGTCGCACCTGTAGTTTCTATGTAAATACCACCGGCAGAAGTCTCAATATCAATCGCGTCAGCACCAGTACCAGCAGATAACAGTTGAATACTTGCGTCAACACCACCGGCTTGATTGATAATTAAGTCCTCGCCGCCAGCGTCAGCGGTGATTTTAAGAGTAAAATCTGCGGCATCGCCAGTAATATCAGTTATTCCGGTATGAGAATCTAAGTCGCCCCAAGCCACCGTAGCAACTGACGTATCGGTTGTCCAAGTAAGCGTGTTATTAGTACCGAAACCAAAACTGACATCTTCCGTACCGTTACCAGCAAACTCAATCTCGCCGTCAGTGTCATTTATGATGGTTTCACTATTTGCTAATGTAATCGTGCTGGAAGAAGTAACGCCTACAGAGGTCAATAGTCCGGCCTGATTGATACTCCAGTTGTCACCTTTAATGTCCGTACCGCCGGATTGACTGTCGATATGAATACCAGCTCCAATCGAACCAGTACCCATAACAATCTCAAGTGCGTTAGGGTCGTTGGTTGCATCATCTTGCGCGATAATCAAAGCTGAATTATCATCGCCGTCAGCTACGGTTAGCGTGACGGCGGTTCCGTCAACGGTTATCCCATAACCTAAGTCATAAGACCCGTCCAGAGACGTACCAGCAGACGTGGTGCCTAACTCCGTCCATGTAGAGCCGTCTGTACTCACTTTGAGCATATTTGCGGTCGCGTCATAGTACAACTTGCCCTCAATGACAGCACCGGGAGCACTTTGCGGAGTGAAGGTATAAACACCTGTCCCAATCGAATCTCTGAGGTACGTTGAGAGCAATTCAGGATTCGAAGCAATGTCGTAGGTAATGTCGGTTGCTACATAAGCAGCTCCGACAGTTCCTATAACCATCGCCAGTATCACCGCAATTACCAAACCTATTAACGCTCTCACTTTAACACTTCCCTTCTTGGCCTTCTTTTTCTTTTTGGCCTTCTTAGCTGCTGGTTTTTTAGCCGCCTCAGGAGGCTCAAGAGCCGGGGCCTTTGCCGGTTCTTTTTTGGGTTTCTCTTTCTTTGCTTCGATTGCGTTCGAGAGTTGAGTTACTTTTGCGTTCAACTGCTCAAGGTCGGGTAGGACTATTGTATTGAAAATCTTTGCAACCTCATCGAACGAATCACATTCGTCGTATGATATGTTTCGCATTTGAAAACCCCTTATTTATTGAGTTTCACTAATTGCTCTTTAGTGAAGATAGGCTGCAAGATGAAGCGGGGCTTGACGATAGGGATAGTCCCCTTGATATTGCCTGTCTCTGCATCCCACACTGTTTTGTGAGTTACAAAAGTCAAGCTCGTCAAGTGTGCGTACACACTATAAGCCATCTTCACAACTTCGCCGGGGAAAAGGTGGTATTTCGGGCACTTCTTGTGGCCGTCCGGGTTCTTAGGTCCGAACATTCCGCGAGGCTCAGAATAAGAAAATTCCAAGTCTGTACCCGAGCTCTCCATATTGAAGAACCGAACCTCAATCGGGGGGTCAATTACAGTTACGACCTTATCGTAAGACTCCTCGTTTACTTTAGCTGCCTGTGATTTCCTGTCGCGGTCAATCTTGAGGATGTTTGCGATGATAACCTCTTTTGACAAACCGTGGTCAATCTTATACCCCAAGTTGCTATCGGCATACTTAATCAGTTCAGTCTGCGTCATAGCCGATAACTGCTTACTCAAAGGCAAAGCCTCAGAAACATCACTCTGAACAGGAGCCACCGGCATTTGAGAAACATCCGGAGCATCCATCGCCGGAGCAACTTTTTTAACTGGTTGTTGTGTTTGAGTTTCCATACTACCTTTTCTCCTAAATACAGAAATTAAGGTTGAAAATAGGGAGCGACACAATGCCACTCCCTATAAAATCAAGCTATAAGAAATCATAGGATGCAGCGTCTTTTTCTGCCGTTACTTTGTCTGCCTGCCATGCAAACCAAGTCCACTCGTCACTGTCCGTCTGTCCTGTTGCACCGAGCGTAAAGCCCTTAACGCCAACATTCTTAATCTTGAGCTTGCGGCAGATAAACACTACAGTACCATCCGTCACCGATTGGCCCGGAACTGTCGGCCATGCCGGCTCAGCCGATGATGTTCCTGCAGTCGTACATTCATAGATGTACCCGTTCTCCTTGCCGGTTGACGGTTTTAGAATCGTACCGAGTGCGGTCGTTGAACGTGCCGTCGCAGCAGTTGAGAGGGTTGTCGTGTACGCTGCTGGTAGCGTTGCCGCCATTTCGCCTTCGCCTGATGGGTGAGGCAACAGTGCTTTTGCCACAGCCGTATCGTAGGGGGCAAAACCGTTGACTGCTGCTGCGTGCCCGGTTAGCGTACCAGTGCCAGCCCTCACAAAGCCAAACTTGCCTTGCAAGCTCGCCGCATCAATACGGTCCCTACTCCAAATATGCATCTGTGGGTTTGTTTCCTCTTGACCTTCAATCGCTATGACTAAATCAGGAATGAAACCAACATCAACATTAACGGCATTGCCATTTGCTATAAAACTTCCCATATTAAACTTACTCATGGTAATTATCCTTTCTGGCTATTAGCCGTTGGTGGCCTTGAGCACGTGAATAAATAGGTCATTCAGAAGTCTCGCAACCTGCCACATCTTCCAGCCAACCGTCATTCGCTGGTTGAGGGGATCATTGCCGGTCCCAAAACCCTTAATGATTGCCTGTGCGTTTCCGCCCGATATGTCTACAACACCATAAGCACGTTTTGCTATGATGGGACATGAATAGGTGCCACTTGAAACGTAGCCCTGAGTGGTTGTCAGCCAACGGACGTTACCCGTTGAGCCCCACTCTGCTTCGTCTACTCCCTGTTGTGCAGCATAGTTAGCCATTGACTTAAAGCCTGCTACGCCTTCGAGGTCGTCCTCAAGGTCGGTGTCAGCGATAGCGAAGTATGACGGACGTATCGGAGATGTACCCTGAGCGGTTCCACCTTTGATAAGTCTGGTCATATAATCGGCATCGTTGCCCCGGAGGATGCCCCGGACCGAATCAATATCGGTTTTGTTCAACAGCGTCGCGGTCGGACTACCGTTAGAGCAGGTCGTACTGGACGCTGAGGCCGCGAGAACATCGCGGGTGAGTTGGTCAGTGGTGTTTGTCATCTGGTCGTTTTGACGAGTGACCTCAATAGTTATATTGGGGTCCTGAACCGTCAGGTCAACAACATCAGTAATAGTCGAAAAATCACCGTATTGGCTAACCTGAGCCAGGATATCGACCTTGCTCTGCTTGTGACCGTTCGGAGTAACGCCTTCCGTCAGAGGCGTAGTCGCGGCTGCATACCTGTTGTATCGCCGCATCTTGATAGTATTACCGGATTTTCGGCTAATACTAAACTTTTGTGCAAATCGTGTATGCACATACTTAGGGGTCGGTGGCTGTAATAGCGTTCTTTGATACGCTATATTCACCGCCGGGTCAACTTCAGTGGTGGTGGTTAGTGCATCAGCCATAGTTTAGCCTTTCTACCCATACCACCAACAAAAACCCTATCAAGTCGCCTTCTCCATGAGCTTCTCGTTGTGAGCTGCGAACTCCTCATCACTCATAGCAGCAACAGCGGCGGCTTTGTCTAAAGTACCACCTCCGCTTGCTCCACCGATTGATACTTGCTTATTTGCAGCCGCAAGTGCGGCAGCAGCTTTTTCCGCTGCCAAAACCTCTGGGTTCTTCGCAGCATCAGCTTTTTCTTTGAGATATTGAGGGTCCTTGCTCGCTAATTCGTAAGCCAGCATAGGAGCATTAGGAGACTGCGACAGAGCTGTTGTAAGCATGGGATTTGCTTTCATAACTCTTAGCATCGTAGGTGAATACTGGAAGGTATTACCAACCTGCACACCCACTAATTCAGCATAATCAGGTTTGGAAGCTATGAACCCTGCATTACTCTGTTGAACAGTGGCAATCTGCATCATACTCTCGAAGATTTGCCCCTGTTCCTCTGGCGTGGCATACTCAACATCTATGCCCAACTTAGCAGCTACCATCTTGTAAATACCCGTCTGTTGCTGTTGTTCCTGCTGTTGTGTAACTGTGGCGTTCTGAGTGGCTATCTGAGCTTCAAGGTTCGCTTTCTCAACCTCAACAGCCTGCCGCTTCTCTTTTTCAGCGTTCGCCATAGCTACGGCAGCGTCATACTTCTTTTCCTGACCCTCCCCGGCATCGGGAGTACCACTGGGCTGACCATCAGCACCAGCGGCTTTTTTGCCCGTAGTTCCCGGGTCGGCATCACCCGGGAGTTTGTTTTCGTTGCCCGTTGGTAAATTATCATTCTCAGGCATTATAAGCTCCTTTTTTTAGCACCTGACGGCCCGACATCGGCCAGTGGTCGGCATCACCATATTCATACTTTGCCCGTTTAGTTGTCCGTAGTGCAGTTTTCATAATAAAAAAACCCCTGCTCAGCCTCGAACATCGAGACAAAAACAGGGGTCCATTTTTTGGATTAGCCCTCAAAAGCTATTATTCAGTTGTCAAGTATCGGCTTATACCACAATCACAAATCAATGTCAAGCACATAATTTTACTGTCGAAAGCCACTTATCAATTTCATTTCTCAATCCGTTGATGAATCTACCTGCCACAAGCGACTCCCTCATACGCTCTCGATGCCGCCGGTCAATAGCTGCGGCAGCACTGGGCTCCAGTGCACTTGGAGACAGTAACACTATCTGACCCGGATAAGCACCAAGAGCCTGACAACTTAATCTGCGGCGATACTCATTGGGCGACACGAGAGCCCCATCATATTCTTGATAACTTAATCTGCGGCTCGATTCATTTACACCCTGCATTATTTCCTCCTCTTGACTTCGAGTGAAGCGGAGATGTTCGGTAGACGCTTGAGAATACCCTGATGCACCTCAGTCATGTCCTTCTTCGATTCGGCAAGGGCTTTCATTATCTTGTCGTGATAATTCGTCTGCAACTGCATCTCCTTAGCTGAAAAACTCTGCTGCAAATCAAGGGTTCGCTTCTGGTGCTCAATGTTGAGCTTTTCTTCTTTAATCTTGACAAGGTGCTCAATCTCTCGCTCCTCCATCTTCTTCGTTGTTTTGAGGTCGGCGAGTTCGTCTTTCAGCTCTCGAACCCTTTTTCTGAGCCGTACCACTCCTTCGTCGCTGCCAGTTAACTTCTCCTCCAACAAGCGAGCCAATTTTCTTGCTGTAAAAATCCACATAAACATAATCATTCTCCTTAAATAAAATTTCACGATTTCCGTTTGTCGAGATATCCCTGCACGAGTTCGTGGACTATGCAGAGAATACCAATCACAATAACAAAGGGCAGTTTGTTCTCTGAACCCTCCGCCATATTAGCGATAAACACAATACCTGCACCTGTTCCAACCAGTTTCTTACTTACTCCGTTCTCGGTCATTGTTCACCTCCAATATGCTTATCGAGATAAAATGTCGCTACATCATGTATGCATTTACTACAATACCTTTTACCATTTGCCTCAAATATCCAAACTTGTCCCCAATCTAACCTGCCATGCTTAGTACATACCGTATCCGTTGGGCCGCCAACAACAACACATCCCCTACCCGTCAGGTCAACAACAAGATTATCGTGTTCAATCGGGTCTGTGTAGATGTAGGGCAGAGATAGTGACATCTCAGTGCTCCCATCAACAATAAACGGCGGCGGGTGGATAGTTACATTCGCGTCTGTGGTAATCGTAATAGAGTCGTAGCAATTTTCCTCCTTATCCTCAAACCCAATCCACCGGA